ACTTACAAAAGATTCTGTAACCTTTAATCCTACTCTATAAGTAGGTGTATTGGTATAATAATCAAGAATTAATGTTTGCTTTGATACATTTACAAAATAACCTCTAATAAAATAAACACCTTTACCAATTGATGCAGCAGATCCTATAGATGTAGCATCTACACTTATCAGAGATGCAAAATCTGTATTTGCTTGAATCGTTGTATTGCCATATGGTATATTTTCATCACATATAAGTGCCTCCCCATCTTCAAATGAACTTGTTTCGAAGCTATCATTTCCATCAATATATTTTACATATATGGTAATATCATCAATAGGATCAGTGGTTGGTAATGCAACTTTTTCAACCGTTGCACTTACATTCGATATTCTACCTGTAATTGTTTTTCCAACAAGATTGTTAATATAAAGAGATATATCTATTCCGAAATTTGTAGAGTTTAACTTTACTGCATGATATCTACTATCAAATACAATATTACCTGGTATAACAACAGACCCATTCTTAAATAAATGACTTCCAAAATCTTCAATTTGATTTTGCAAAATTGATTGTGAAGTAGTTAATTCTCTTGCCTGAACTGGAAAACCTGGATTAAATAATACCTTATAAAAATTATTATCCGAATCGAAGTCATCGAAGTATGGACTTACATTTAAGTTTGATTTTTGTGCCATTTGTTTTAGAATTCCAGAATGATTTTAACGTCTTCTTTTTGCCTTGCGTCCCTTGTTACTAGGCCACGATTATCAATATAAATTATTTCACCTGTCTGTTTATTTATCTCAGGTTTAGCAAGACCATTTGTGAAATTTACACCCAAATTAACTACCTTATTGCTAACAACTGTAGTGCTACCACTGAAAGATGATATTCCTATTCCAAGGGGGTCTACATTTCCCCCGCCTTGTACAAATTCGGTTATTCTACTTTCAGAACTTACTCCAACATAATCTGTTTGATTTGTTGGTGTATCACCTCCAAAATACAAAGATCTATCTCTTGAATATTTTAAGACATTAGTCTGTGTATTATATGATGTTACATACCCCTTTGCTGTTCCCTGAGTTATAATACTTCCAACATTAGGTGTTGTACTAGGATTTCCTGATAATTTCATCGCAAAGGCAGATGAAAAATTTATTTCATCAAAAATTGTATCTTCATCTGCAAATGTTGAAGGATTTTTAATTATTCCAACTTGAGAAAATTTAGTGGTCGTTGGAAAATCAGGTGTGGAATCATCAAATCTTGTGTAAATTAAAATTTTATCTGCACCAAGTTCTGTGTATAAGTCATATCCATGTCCTCTTGATGGAGGAATTATTGGTATTAATTTTGCTCTATTTTCTAATGAGATTGATGTTGTAACCTGAATTGGACCTAAGTCTACAATACCGTAAGTATATCCAGTTCCACCACTCGTAACAATTGTTTTTGTTATTTTTCCATTTACATTAACTGTCACATTCACAATTCCACCTGTTCCATCACCTAAAATATTCAGAGAATGACTACCTTCCTGATAAGAAGAACTATTGGTGCTACCACCATCTTCTATATAAACTTTCTTAATTTGATTATTGTTTATTCTAGAGTCTCCTGCTTCTCTCACTGCTTGTATTTGAGAATCAGTTGATGTTGACCAGTCATTTGGTAATGCTATAAATTCTGTCGAATCAAATTTTATGATATCACTCGGAGAAATTGTATAGAGATATTTCCAAACATATCCATCACCACTTGTACCAGCAGCAGATGGTTCTGTATCAGTAAAGGTTGGTTCATCAAGTGAGTTACCACCTTTTGCTGAATCACTACCAGGAATTCCTGACGAACCATTATCAATACACAAGTAAACTCTCAAATCACTATTTACAACATAATATTTTGAATTATACAAACTTGACTGCTTTGAGTTGGGTGACTGATTAATTATGCTATAATCATGTCGATACATATCGTATCTTGTATTTGCAACCCAATTATTTCTTTTAACAACTCTTCTTACATTAGCACTAGAAATTTTCTTACCAAATAATATTGTGTCTTTATTATGAGAAAGATTTTGAAAATTATCAACTGGATCCGATGGCCAAAAGGTAGAGGTTGTTCTACCAAAACCAGGATTAGTATCGTTGATAGGATTTGATAATCCTAAAAACACATAATAAGAATTTGATGAGTCTAATAAAGAGTCAACGAAATTATTTGCATTAAATATTCTAAATTGATCTGTAACTATTGCTGGCATATTTATAGTTTTTTATATATTTATAACAGTTTATGGAGTCTTAGGTAAAGCACCAGTTTTTCTAAGAGTATAATCTCCACCCGACCTTTGAATTAATGGGAATGTAGATAATCCTGAATTCACTTCAAATCCTTTAACTGTTAGTGAAATAGGTGAATCAGATCTAGTCAGAGATGATAATTTACCAAATGATAAAGTACCAATGTTGGGTAAAACACCAGTATCCAATGAATTATCAGGTGTAGTCACGGTTGCATTACATACTATTTCTGCATTTGAACCGGATTTTGAAATGGATGACACTTGATATATATTATCAAAAAATGTTGTTCCAACACCAACTGTCGTTGCTCCACCACTTGTCCGTGATGTAACACCGTGACCATTTGTTGTGTTGCTGACGAATATGTAATTATCGTTAACTAAACTATCAAAATTACCTCCATCAGTTCTCGATGCATAGAATTTAATAGTTGTGTTACCACTTCCACCTACTTCTATTCTAGTGATAGTTGCAGAAAAACCAGATACTGCTTGAACTTTAATGATTTCAGTTTCTGTAACAGGAGGTTGAACAAGAACAGTAGGAGCAATTGTATACCCAAAACCTGCATTAGTAATTGTAACTCCATTGATACCTCCACTATTCACGGTTACTGTGGCAGTGGCAGTTGTTCCAACTCCAACTCCAATTGATGGTGGAGCACTTATGCTTATTGTTGGTGCAGTTGTATAATTGCTTCCACTTGAAGCAATACTTATCGCATCTACCTGACCATTTGAAACTGTTGCTGATAGTATACCAACTGTTGGCACAGTAGCATTAGAAATTAATTTAACAAAAAAGTCGGGACTTCCTTCACTCTCATAATTAAAGAAATCAGCATTATCAACAAATATGTCATTGGAACCAGCACCTGAAGAAGTAATATTTCTTATTACTTTTGCAGTAGGATATATTTGAGTTGCGATAGAATCTCTTGTTTTAGGTACAATTCTACCATTAATAATTTTATCATTCTTTTGCTTGTATACATTTAATGGTTTGAAATTAATTTCATCTATACCCTGTCCTTCATAAACATTAGTTTCAAATCTATCTTTGCTGGTGAGTTCAAATACAGTTCTTTCATCTTGTGAAATGGAAGTGTTTATTTCTGGAGTTCTTATTATTTGAACATTATCACCCTCTTCTAAGGTTTTGTTGATGTCTGTACTTAGAGCACTATCAATTCCAGATGTTCCTTTATACACATAAATTGAAATATCATCATTTTCTGATGGAGCAGTAGTAAATGAAAATACGGTTCCACCTTCAAATTGATAGTTTTCACCAGGTCTTTGAACTACACCATTTACAAATATAAGCAATATATTTTGAGCAATAATATCTGAATCATTATCTACTACCACACTCAATAGTTCTCCATTATAACGTAATGGAAATACTGTTCTAGATCCATTTTGTAGTGGTTTAATTGAATCAATAAAGTCAAATTCACCAAACTGCCAAGATGAGAAATTATCTTGATAAATTTCTGAAACTTCAAGAACAAATGGTTCTGCTCTTGTAAAACTCTTGTCAGTAACTAAACCTACCGGTGTAAATTTATCACCCTTTCTGAAGTTATATCCAGTTCTGCTTAATTCAAAATTTAAAATTCCTGTTGTGGTAACTCCACTTACACTAATTAATGCACCAATACCAGTTTCAGGACCTGTTCCAAATCCAACTCTTGAAATACCTTCAATAGACATATTACTATATGATGGACTAGGAACAAATATTTCAGGTTCTTTGTAATTCTTTCCACCATCAACAATATTAAATGATAGTGTGCCACCAATTCCGATTGTGGTAGTAATTTTTGCTCCTGAACCTACATTTGCACCCACATTTACTGTAATTGTCTCAGCATTATATGATAAAATAGAAGTAGATATACCTGCAACAGGATCTGTTGATCTTGGATATGGATGAATTGTTGAATAATTATCTTTTGAACAAGCGAATGATATGGAACCTGTTGCGATCTGAACTGTATTACTATCTGTTAATCCATGTGTTTGAATTCCAGTGCCACTTATGAATAGGACTAAATCTCCTGTCACTGGATCATATGATGCATCAGATGGGGTAAACACTATTCCTGTATTTGCTGTCACCGCGTTTGCATCTGCACTTATAAAATCATGTTCATAACCAGGATCAAATACTGTTGCTGCGACTGATACACCATTTGTTGTAACACCAGTATTGTATCCTGAACCAAACGTAAGATTACCAAACCAATTTTTTACAGTTCCTCCACCAACAAATGTGTGTGGGATTGT